TTTTCTTTAATTAAGAACATAATCAGTTCATCTTTATCTTTAATATTTTTAGCTATTTCCTTAATATCATTTTTAAGGTCTTCTTGGTTTTTATTAGGACATTTTTTATTATGTTTCCATAATCCATGTGATGTTTTAAATTCTTTGTTACATTTTTGACATGTAAATTTATTGGAGCATAATTTTGGCATAAAAGCATTTCCTAAAATTTCCATTTTATTTCCATTCAGACTCTTCGCGTGTTTCAGTGACATTAAATGGTTGTCATAGCTACTTTTTTTAGATGTTCGATAGTCACAATTTTGACAATAAAATTTAGGGCATAATTTTGGCATAAAAGCATTTCCTAAAGTTTCCATTTTATTTCCTTGAGAAAATATTTTTAAGTTTTTTTATAAAAAATTTATAATCACAAAAAAATTTTTTCAATTTAGTTTATTACGATAATTTTTCAACATCGTAACAAAAAAATTTCGTCAGTAAGGACTATTTTCACTTTTCATTTTTGGACATTTTTTTTGTCCATTTTTAAAAAGTTCAGATACTTTTCATTTTTTGAATTGATTTTTTTTCGCTTCATGTGTAGGAAAATTTTTTGAGACATTTTATAGAAAATCTGCGAAATTCCCTACATTATGTAGTGTCCGTCATGCCTTCATATGTAGGGCAAATTTTTTCGTATATTTATATTAAAAATTATCTACAATTTGTAGAAGAAATTGAAATTTAGTGTAAGTTATTTATATTATTTTTAATTGTTAATTTAAAATAAATGACTGAACCGAATATTTTATACACTAAAGAAGACTTTACTTTTTATAAAAATACAAAAAATAATTATAGTTTGTCTTTTTCAATGCGAAATAATAATATGATTTTATCAAAAATTATTGACTTTAATTTAGTAAAACTTATTTATGATTTAAACAATGATATATATGAAAAAGCAAATATACAGATTATTAATGAAAATGAAGCCATTAGTAATCTTTTAATACGAAATTTATTTGAAGAAATCGGATTACCCCAATTATTTTCTTATGTTCATATGAGTAAAATTGTAAAAGATAATCAAATAAAATTTGTCTTGAAAAGTATTAAAGATAAAATACCTGATGGAATGCCTTCAGAAGCTAACTTATTTCCTATTGAAAATATGATTTGTGACTGTGATATCGTCGACCAACATACAATAAAATTCACATGTAATATTATTATTGAAAATACACTGTTAATCCCGCAGATATCTGAAAAATTAATTGGAATAATTATTTTTAAAATATTTAATAGGGTAAAACAATTTATAGAAAATGTTAGGATGTAATATAATAATGTTTATGAAAAATATAAAATCAATAAAATTTTTATTGAATGTTTTTTTTATTTTTATAACAGAAGGACTTATTTATGCTTTTTTTCAAGATTATTCTTTTTTTATTAATAGATTATCAATGAGACTAGCATCTATTAATATATTATATGTTAAAATATTTCAAGCATGTGCTTTAAATAATAACTTAATTGACGACAATATAAATAATGAAATATTAAAATTTACAGATAATGCACCATGGAATTATTCTGATATAAATTTAGCAGAATTAGTTAATATAGCAGATAAATATGAATTATATCTTAAACATGGATATGAAGTACCTATTAATTCAGGAATGATATCATTAGTATTTAAAGCATATAGGAAAGATGATATACTTAAGCCTGTTATAATTAAAATGAAACGTAAAAATATCCAACAAAAGTTGGACGATGCTATAGATAATTTATTATTTTTTATGTACGTTATGTCATTTATACCTATCATAAATAAATATCAATTGGCTGAAGTTGTTAATAAAAATATTGACATCATTAGACATCAGACAAATTTCTTAGAAGAAATAGATAATATGAATACAATTAGAGAGAATTGTAAATATTTAAAGTATGTAAAAATCCCAACAGCAAATCGCAAAGTTACTGAAGAACATCCTGATGTTATTTTGATGGATTATATTGAAGGTTTGAAGATTAGTCAAATTAGTCGCGAACATTACGAATCATTCGCTAAATTAGTCGTCAAATTCGGTATAGTTACTACTTTAATACATGGCGTTACACATGGCGATCTACATAGTGGAAATATTTTATTTATAGAAGACCCAAATGACGTTAAATATCCTCATAAAATTGGTATAATTGATTTTGGTATTATTTATAATGTTAATTCTCAATATAAAGAATTATTACTGGATATTTTAATCCACGTTTTTGAAAATACACCACGCGAAACAGCTATTAATCTATTAAATTCTGGTGTTATTGATCCTCCTGGTATTTTACAAAAAATCCCAAAAATAGATTATGATAATATTGTTACATTTGCGGAAGAATTAATAACTGAAACTATTAATACATCTAAAAAAGCAAATCAATTACAAATCTATAAATTTCTCTCAAAATTTAAAGAATATTTGTCCAAAGATGAACTTAGTAATATTGGCATAAGACCAAGTGATGATTTTGTTAAATCACAGTTAGTAATAGCTATGGCTCACGGTGTAACATTAACACTATGTAATAACGATTTTATATCATTGATGGATAAATCAATTAACGAGTTGTTTCCCACAAAAATTATGATTCATTAAGCATTCATTCTTATTCGTATACTTTTAACTATATATTATTAAAACTATATAAATATATAGACTTATAATATATACCCTACATAATCTATTCTTTAAAATGCAAGTTAGTATTAATGATGTTTATTATGAATTTATTCCTTCAAATATACATAATATAGATAATATTAAAAAAGACAAATTAATCCTTAAAAACGATATCTATGAGAAGTATAGCGCTACTGCTGAGATTGATGGAGGATTAATTGTCTGTAATGATGTCAATTTAATGAAACGTTTTAAGAAGAAGATTATCAAAGAGACTTATGACAGTTATCTAAGATATATTGTAAAACGAGACCCTAAAAAAGATCAATGGATATATAATATTATAAATGGAACATCAGAACAAGATTCTATTTTATATAGAGATGAATTATGTATTGTTGTTCCGACTTATATATGGGATGGAAAAAATACAGAAACTATGCATTTATTATGTATGCCGGTTGATATCAGTTTACGTTCAATACGTTCATTAAATTCGTCACACATTCCATTACTAGAACATATGAAATGTGTGACTTTAAATGTCATAAAATCTAAATATAACATTGATGAGTGTTATGTTAAAATGTATTTTCATTACGAACCATCGACATATCATTTACATATACATTTTGTTAATATAGCGAATAACCACGCTCGTTCATCTGTCGAGTATTCGCATGACTTAAATAATGTTATATTTAACTTATCAATTTGTGACGATTACTATCAGAGGGCTATTTTAAATAAAAGAATATAAAATTGAAATGAATTAAATAGTAAGTTATATAATTATAAATGGAATCAGAAGTATCAACAATGAACCCGACTTTTATATTTGTGGATGGAAGTTATTACTGTTTTTACCGTTATTTCGCTTTATTACAATGGTGGAAAAACGCGTATCCTAATGATCCACTTGATGACCCATACGAGAACGAAAAATTTGTTGAGAAATTTAAAAAAACATTTGTTGATAATTTGGAGCAAATTCCTAAAAAACTTAAAATCCATAAAGAACCAACAAAACCTATCTTAATTGTTGGTAAAGATTGTAAACGCGAGCATATTTGGCGAAACGATATATTCAAAGATTATAAGGCAAATAGAGCAAACGGTGCGGAAGATGGTTTTATGGGAGGTCCATTCTTTAAAATGGCTTATGAAGAGGAACTTTTTCAAAAAGGAGGAGCTAAAGCTATTTTAAAACACCCTCGTTTAGAAGCAGACGATTGTATTGCTATTTCAGTAAAATATTTGCTTGATAAATATCCAACATGTAAAATTTATATTATTACTAGTGATAGAGATTATCTACAATTAAACGCGCATAATGTAGATTTATACACACTTACCTATAAAAATTTAGCTGAAGGTAAAACATCTACAGGAAATGCGCAAGATGATTTAAAAATCAAAATTCTTATGGGAGATACAAGCGACAATATTCCCTCTGTATTTCCTAAGTGTGGACTCAAAACTGCGCAAAAATGTATTGATGATGAAGAGTTCTTTAAAAAGAAAATGGATGATAACCCTATATATTATGAACAATATAGATTAAATGAACAACTTGTTAGTTTCGATAAAATACCAGCTAATTATGTTGAAGAATTTATGGCCACAATAAAAAAATAAAAAATAAATTAATGTAAATTTGTAAATTTTTTACATATTTATAAACAAATCATCTTTTATAAAATATGCTTCTCCTTCTCTCGTCCATTGTACTACCATAGTAATAATTTCTACTCCTGATTTTACTGCTTCTTTAAACGCTTCTCTATATTCAGGATCAATAATAGATGGTTGAAAACGATCGACATCTGTTCGTTGTATTACATAACACATAATACAACGCACTTTAGACATACGCTTAATCAGAGCTAGTTCATTAATATGTTTCAAAGCCCGCGGACTTACTGGGTCTGTGGTTTTTTTACGGTAACCGTCTGGAAAATACGCTACCTTTGAATTTATATCTCTGTCATTAAAACACATTTTTTTACGTTCTTTTGATGTAACGTCTTCATAATCAGCAAGTGGCACATTTTTAACTTCCATTATAAAGCTAACACCGTTTTGGTCTATTCCAGTGAAATCAAACCTCGAATCTACAAGACCTTCTGCGTAAATTTTAGTTTCTTTCCTATATGACTTAACATTCATTAATTTAGATAGTAAATTATTTTTTAAAGCAGATTCGGTTAGAACTTCTGCCAATTTAGGATTAATTCCGACGATCATTTCAGTATCTCTCTCTCTAATAATTGAGAGATAAACCCTATATTCGCAACAAACTTTATTAGATTTTTTAGTTTTAGGAACAGGTCCCATTAATATAGACGCGCCTACATCCGCCAATCCACAACAACCTAATGATGCTGTATGACCTAATATCATATCACTTGTAGAACATATTTTAATATCAGCAACATAAGGTGTCTTGATGAATCTGGACGGGCGTTTAATAACTTCACCCTCAATTAAATCGTTTAACTTAAGAATTAATGACATTTTCTGTTATAATTTAAATATATATCATTTAAAATTTCTCAATTTTAAATTTAATTAGTATTTAAATTATATAGTATTATATTAGTATGAGTAAAGAAGAGAATGCTATTTATCCAGAACAATTAAATATAAAAATACGAACAAGTATACCTGGTTATCAAAATATCGAATATAAACCATCGATGACTATTAAAGAAACTACTGAGAAAAATGTTTATTTTAATCCTTTAATAAAACTCAATCAATCTACAATAAATAAAATACCAAATGAGTATAAAATTAAAGAATTCTTTAATAAAGATTTATTCCAATCATTGATAAATTATAACGGAGGAAAAAAAGCTGAAAATCTTGTACAAGCAACTCGATACGGATATGTAGATAATAATATTAAAATTACATTAAATACTATTTTTCCTGTAGGTTCAGTAATATACATTGGCGATAATCCTTATGCTATAGGAGACGTTCAATGGACTACGGGTGATTGGCAAATAAATATAAAACAAAAACCAGTAAAAATTGATTTAGATAAAGTAACTGATCAGAGGTTACATATGCAATTAGTTAGGGAAGAGATTATAAGTGGGCAGCAAGAATTACAACAATTACCTCCAGTAGTTATTACTGGTTCTAATTATAGTGGTTCATCTGTAGCGCAAGGAGTGCCTATTTCGTCTTCTAGTAATGTTCCTGCTACTTCATCTACATCTCAAGCGCAATATTCTGCTTCACCGAAAAAAATAGAACAACGAGCATCAGTTAAACCATTAGTAACTGGCGCTCCACCAAGACAAATAGAACCACCAAGACAAATAGAACCACCAAGACAAATAGAACCACCAAGACAAATAGAAC